ATCTGTAACAACTGCACTTTTTTCATCAAATACAATATTATTATCAACATCACCGGTTATTTCAATATCCATTACCAATACTTCATAACCTAAGTTCAATGTCGGTAATACAACCTCCAATGAATCGAATGCCATATCGAATACATGGTTAAACAATCCATTAGTCGCAGTTGAGGTGTAATACTTCTCAGCTGTTAAATCAACAGGTATAGCATTATCTAGTACGTAATATAAATCAGCTACATCAGGTACACCGTCATTATTTTTATCGTTAATAGTTACTTCTAAACTGTTATAATCCGTTAAACCATTCAACTCATTTAATGAATCATATTTTCTTGCACCAGTTACTGGGAATTCTATATTATACGGTAAAAATTCAGATGATGTTTTTGTTCTATTATTAGATGTATTTGTTGATAATAACGTAATTGAATCACCTTTATCGTACGCTATAAATTTAGTCGTTGGACTATGTACTACTAATTTAGCGGCGTTGTATCTAATAGTGTATTCTGTTTTAGATTGGTCAATATGAAACAACCAATCATCAGATGTTGCTAATGCAGCTGTGTAACCAGTTGATGTACCATAAATAGCAAATGGAATTCTTGCATTAGGTGGATTGGTATCAGTTGCATAATATCTCGCACCCATAAAATCAAATAAGAAATTATGAAATTCTGTGTTTGTAAAATATCTTCTACTAACAACACCAGTTTGCATTCTATAGAATGATGCATTTGCATTTGACAATAATGGTTGAATATAATTAGTTATCACTGCTAATGGTGCATATGATAGTGGTATTTTGATTGTTTCTTTGTATATGTCAAGATACATTGAAAGATCAGTACCGAGGTGTGTTATATTCTCATATGTGTCAGATGGATCATGAAGCTCTGTATACTTAGATGCACCTGCATATGTTCTGTTTATAGATTTTAATTTAAGAATAGAACTACTTTGCATTAAGTAAGTATTATAATCTCTCGCTGTTACCATGCGGTTTTGAGTATAATATGTAGCTGGTGCATTTATTTTAATATGTTCTAAACTTTCACTAACACTTGCATTTTGTATTGCATTTTGTAATGAAAATTCAAATATTAAGTTGTAAGTTTTGTCATCACTTCCAAGGTATTTGATATTTGTATTAACATTATTAATAGCTATTGGCGGTATTGAAATTGGATCAGGGTCAGATGTACGTAACCATATATCAAAATCACCGTATGGTATTTTTGCATAATCACCATCACCGAACCATATCTTGATACCATCATTATCTAACGATTCAATTTCATATCTATACTGACTACTGTTATCACTAAAAATCACATTTTGTGCATTTGATGTATCAGTTTCAACCCATAATGGTGTGTTTAATTCATTTAGGTTTTCGTTTGCATTAACCGTGATTTGATTAACCCATACATCAATATCATTGATATTAGTTTGTGCAGGTTGGTACGATGTATGTGGAGCTAAATCAGTAAACGATGTTCTTATACGGCTTAACCTACCTTGTTTAGCTAATATGAAGAAACCTGTATTATTTGATGCATCACCTAACCCATCTGTACTATACAGAATATTAAACTGGTTAGTTGTATGAGGTCTTTGCTCATATGGACCATTTGCATCAATCTCTGCAGAAACAAGTTCTAAAGCAATTGTTTTATTTTGATGGTTGATTGTAAATGGTACAACACAATTAACTAATGGTACACTGTTAATTGTATACACTTCGAATACTTGATCGTATACTTGTGTACGTTGCAATGGTTCAACATTACCAAATGTTTGTTTGATAGCATGATTCATTACAGCAAAGAACTGATGCTTCCAATTTGGATTGTTTGCATCATTCCAAATAATTTTAGTGTTTGCTAAATTGTTACCGTTGATGTCGTAAACAGGTTCAGTTGTAATAACTGATGTCATTTTAACTAAACCAATACCTGGTTTGTTTCTTGACGGTTTGTATGAAATAAATTTAGCTAATCTAAGAATTGAATCTTTGCGTTGTGCAAGACTTATTAAGTTTTCATTAGATAACATATCTAAGCGGTATGCGTATAATTCACAAATATACGCAAACGCTTCTATGTTCATTACAAATTCATCTGTCTCAATCCAGTTATTAAACTCTGGATGCATGAGTTTAAAATAATCAATCAAAGATTGCTTAACAGTAGCAAATTCTAATGATGTAAAATTAATAAACTTAGATGCTTTGTATATAGCGTCCCAAGATTCTGCTTTTGATAATTGGATTTTTGACATTGTCTTTTAAGTGTCCAGTATTGGTAGTAACCAAAATATTTATAGCTATGAAGTGAATTCTAAATTAAGAGTTAAACGATTTGTCATATTTAATTCAATATAATATAACGTTACCTCACATGTGATAGAATGTTTTTCGTAATTAGGTGTCACTTTCAAATATTGAAGTGAAACCCTTGGATCATATTTTACAACTGTTGTTATTTCACTTTTTATCGTATCAATAGCATCATCAGTCAATGGTTCAAATAATAGGTCTGGTATCGTTGTACCAAATGAACCCATCATTCGTCTTGAACCTTTACGTGTAAATATATGATTTAAAAGGTTTCTTTCTACTAAAGGTACATCTACTAATTTAAAGGTATTATTACCAGGGTTTTCTAGTTGTACAATAGTATTAAAAGGTAATGTTGTTGATACTGTATACACATTACCGTCTTCAGTAGCAATAACACCGGTATGTTTAGACGGAAATTGACCTTTCGTTTTCGTACCGGATTTAAAACTCATAGTTGAATAACCAGAATACGTGGTCATTATCTTCTCCAATTTTTATTACGTTTGGCACCGTTTTTACCGATATGAGGACTATTATAGTCGTGCTTCGGTGAACGGTCATATTCACCCGCTGAGTATGTTCTACCCCATGGTTCATGTCCTGGCATTCTTGTTATGTATCCTGCTTCTTCTGGATTACCTGGGTTCGCTTTTCTTGGACCTTGCATTTTTGGTAATACAGCACTTGCAATATTTGGATCCATACCATTAAACAACCCAGTAATTTCATTAGAATTCATTTTACCTAACATACTGCTCAACCCATCAACAGGCATATTATTCATCATAGAACCCATTAATTCATTTGGGATACGATCTAATACGTTTTTCATTGACCCGTTTGGTATAGCGTACATTAAATTGCCTAAATCACCTGGGTGTGCATGACCTAATACATGTCCAGCACTATACCCTGACATACAACTCATTAAATGTCCTACACCATTCATACCGTTTAATTGTCCAGCAGCTAATGAACCAGCCATTTTACCTAAATGGTTTAAATCTAATGTGCTACCCGCTACGCCGACAGCAGCACCTAATAAACCTTGCATACTTCCTAACATTCCTAACGATGGTAATGTATTTAACATGGAAGTTAAACTTGCGGCTTCAGCTACAACACCACCTACTATACCACCAGCTGCACTAACAGCTGCATTAGCAACACCTGCGATACTTGCAGCACCAACAGCTGATAAACTATTCATTAACCCAGCAACATTACCACCTAAAACACCCATAAAGTTACTTAATGCAGATGCGCCCATATCTAATAAACTCATTAACCCTGGAATTTCTAATGGAGGCATATGTAGTGATACAGGTAACGCCATTAACATTGCTTGTAACCCACCTAACATTCCAGCTACATCAGGTATTTGTGACATTAAATCACTTACTATCTCACTAACGTTTGGAATGTTCCCTAATGTATGTTCTAACATACCTGCTATATCTGGGAAGTTAGCTAATGCGTTACCTATTGCATCAGGTAAACCAGTTAATACGTTTGAGTACATTCCTAAGGTACCTAATATGTCACCACCATGCATACCAGATAACATATTTCCTATTCCACCACAACCTAATGTATCGAATATAGCTGCAATATCACCATGCTCCATACGTTCAAACATATTAGCAAAGTTTGCACCTGGTACTCTACTTACCATGTTCATTAATACATCAGAATCTAGATTTCTTAAAACACCATATGGATCAACAACGTTTCCAAGTACATGTCCAATATCAGCACCATGCATTAATTGCATCAACATGTTCGTATGTTGTGGGTTCATTCCGGTGAATATATTAGATAAAGATGATGCAGGCATCGTTCTAAAAGTATGACCTATATCAGCACGTGACATTCTACTTTTAGGGAAATATGATTGTTCAATTTTAGGTATATTACTGATAATACTAGACATATCTACTAATGGTTGTCTATCAACAATAGATTGATATCTATCATTTGATGGAACTCTAGAAGTAGGTGTATGTGGAATAACTCGTTCTAATTGCTCTGGAGTCATTTTTGATAATATATCTGACGCATGATCTTGACTTGTATGACCTAATGATAAACCTAAAATATCATCTGGTAAATATGTTGTTACGTCATCTGTATTAGTAGCTTTTTGTAATAAAGACCCAACGTCACCAATTTTTAAATTGTTAATTAGGTTCACCGGTAGTGACGATAATGCTCCACCTATATCACTGGACGGTAATGAATTAAGAATAGAACCAACATGACCGCTTTGAATAATTGATAATGGGTTACCTAACCCTTCATTATTCATATTTTTAATTAAATTACTGGTCATTTCACCAGGTAGTTTACTTAATGTATTTCCGACATCAAAACTTGGCATATTTGTAAACATATCAAATACATCATCGGTTGGCATAGCTGTCATTATTGCACCAGCTGCATCACCAGGTAATTTATTAATTATCGATTTTAAATCTTCTGTTGGTAAATTATTAACCATTCCAGTTAGTTCACTTGGATCTAATTGTGATACCATTCTACCAACATCACCAATATCCATTTTGTTTAATGCTGCACCTAAATCAACGCTTGGCATATTAGCTAATACACTACCTAATGTATTAGACACACTACTCATTGCACCACTAATAGAATTTACTGCACCAGCAACACTTGCACCAGTTGTTGCCATTGACGTTAAAGCTGATAATGGACCTAGTGGGTTGTATAACCGTGTAGGTGAACTAGCTAATACCATTGGTGCACTCGTCGCTAATGACACCCCACCTGATATCGATGTTGCTAAACCTGTCATCGATAATGACATAGCAGATGATATACTCGTTGATGTAGCTGTCGAACTTAACGATTTACTTTTTAAGTTACAAGCTTTTGTTTTAACACTGTACTTACTTTTACCGCTGTTATTGATAGCGTCAGCAGATAAATCAATTTTATCTTTAGCTGTACCACGAATGTTTTTAGTAGCATTTAAGTAAATATTTTCTGAATCTAATCTAATAGATTTTTTCGCATGTAAATTAATATCCGTATCGGAATTAATACTAACTGATTTAGCTGCATAGATGTCAATCGTACCATCTTGATCAATTTCTATCCAGTTATTACCTTCAGCTGTATTGATATAGATACGCTCATTTGTATCATCCATAATAATAGAATGACCACAAGTAGTACGAATTCTAATACGTCCATTATCAACACTATCATCCATTGATATAGAATGAAAGCCAGGTGTTGTTAATGAATAAATTTGTGAATCAAATGTCGTTCCAGTAGCATCACTCTTTTTATCTGGATGTAACCTTGATTGTTTGAACCCGGTATTTGAATCTTTTTGACCAGATGTTGTTAGTTTACGATCAATACTGTCTTGAGTTAATCCTGTAACACTACTATCAGCTCCACGTGATTTAAATTCGTGTTTCGATTTATCACTACCAAAAGCTTTTTTCATATTACTGTATAACGGTTCAATAGGTTGTTCCGTACTCGAAAACGGACCATCACCATCTTCACCGAGATATCTACCATGAGGCATTGTATGTTCAGCGTTATCTGGAGGTAAACAACCGATGAATAGTCTACGAGATGGGTCACCATTGATACACATAATAGCAACAATTGCACCTACTTTTGGTACAGCCCACATACCATATGCGACAGAACCAGATGATTTACTGTTTTTTGGTCCTCGAGTCATATCATCTGAAGTTACCATACCCCCAAACGGTGAAAGATATCTACACCAAGGTAAAGCTTCAACTTTTGTTCCAGGTAAATCACCATAATCAGGACAATAAACTCTGATACGTCCTTTACCTTGAGGGTCACTGGTATCCATAACTGTACCAGTCGTAATTGTTGTGTACACGTTAGGGTTAGGGCTATACATTTATTAACTCCAAAGTTTATAGAATATTATCCCATTTCGCTAAATCATAAACATATGGTTTATCGCATGTAAGGAATATTTTTATGTAATTAAATGAACCTATTTTGACAGGTTCGTGTGTATGTGTAAAATTAGGAGCAGATGGAAAGACTAATAGTCGTCCCATTGTTGGTTCAATTGTATATTTGAAGAAATTAAAATTTAACTGTCCACCATATACGTCTGTTTCTGGATCAAAAGGAGGATTTTTATTAAATGTGAATAACGGTATATAACAGGTAAAATCGATATTACGTACTTTAACCCATTTACCTTTTAGTACACTATTATCACATTTAGTTTTGAGATCAGTTAGTAATACCGGTTGAGTGTGTTCTG